TGATTAAAGTCTCCGAGGATCTCTTAAACGACAGCGTGTTCAACTTGGAGAGCTACATTGCCAAGGAATTCGCACGCCGCATCGGCAACAAGGAAGAAGAAGCATTCCTGGTCGGCGATGGCACGGGTAAGCCTCACGGCGTCCTAGCCGCGACTGGCGGCGGCCAAGTAGGCCTGACCACAGCAGCCGCAACCGCTATTACGCTGGATGAAATCCTCGACCTGTTCCACAGCCTGAAGTCGTCCTACCGCGGCAAGGCGGTCTTTGTCATGAACGACTCCACCATTAAGGCCATCCGCAAGCTAAAGGACAGCACGGGGCAGTACCTCTGGCAGCCCTCCATCAAGGAAGGCACCCCCGACACCATCCTTAACCGTCCCCTCTACACCTCAGCCTATGTACCACCCATAGCGGCCGGAGCTAAGAGCATCGTTTTTGGTGACCTCGGCTACTACTGGGTGGCCGACAGGCAGGGCCGGGTCTTTAAACGACTGAGCGAGTTGTTCGCGGCCACGGGCCAAGTAGGGTTCATTGCCACGCAGCGAGTCGACGGCAAGCTTATCCTGCCGGAGGCCGTCAAAGTCCTGCAGCAGAAAGCGACCTAGCAGAGGGCGCGCGACATGAACACAATAAGCGCCCTGTTGCCTAAAGTTAAGGCCAACCTCATACTGACGCACGCCGAGGATGACGAGCTCCTCCTCGGGCTTATCCGAGCAGCAGTCTGCTATGCGGAAGGATTTCAGCACGCGGCCCGGGACTACTACAGTGCGAATCCTATGCCGCCGACCACCGAGCAGGCCGTAATAATGCTGTCGAGCCATTTCTACGAAAGTAGAGACGGCTCGACGGCCGGCTTTTTTGCCGACAAGGTAGAGGCCGCAGAGCAGGTTTGGAGTACAGTCCACCTCCTGCTCCGGCTGGACCGGAATTGGGGGGTATAAACATGGGCTTTGGCAAGATGAACTGTTTTATTGACATCATTGCCGTCAACCCTGTGCGGGACGAGGCCGGCTTTGCCACCGGGGGCGATACCATCCTCGCTTCCGTGCGGGCCTACAAGGAAGATAAGCACGCCGGTGAAAAATGGGCCAACATGGCGGCCTTCGCAGAGGCGTCAGCGCTCTTTCGCTTTCGCTACATCCCCGGCCTAGTGGTGAAAGAGGATATGGTCATCGCCTGCGCGGGCGGCCGGTACGAAATTATTCGCCTAGAGGATGTGCGCGGGCGCAGGATGTATCTCGAAGCTTTAACAAAGAAGGTGACTTCCGGTGGCTAAGGGCGAGATAGTGCTGCCGGAGGAATTTCTCTTGCGGCTGTCGCGGCTGGGTGGTAGAGCAGATGAAGTAATAAGTAAGGCGCTCGAAGCCGGCGGTGAGGTCGTGCTGGAAAAGGTGAAGAGCAATCTGGCAGCGGTTATTGGGCGTGACACCAAGCACCCCTCGCGCAGCACCGGTGAATTGCTCGCGGCCTTGGGTGCATCGCCGGTCAAACTCAGCCGGGGCGGAACTCTCAACATCAAGGTGGGCTTTTCGGAGCCTCGGCGCGGTGGCGGCAGCAATGCTTTGGTGGCCAATGTGCTTGAGCACGGCAAACACGGCCAACCCGCGCGGCCCTTTTTGAAACCGGCCCGCAGTGCATCCAGAAAAGAAGTCGTCGCGACGATGATGGCGGTCTTTGAGCGGGAGGTCGGGCGTCTGTGAGCATCTTAACCAGACTAAACACACTGCTTATTGGCCTAGTCTCAGTCGAGACAGGTCTTTTTAGCGGCCCGGCTCCGGACGAGTACATCGTTATAACTCCGCTGGCGGACACTTTCGCGGTCCACGCCGACAATGCTCCGGGGCTTGAGGTGCAGGAGGCGCGGCTGTCCTTATTCAGCAAGCACAATTACCTGCAGCGCAAGAAGCAGGTGGTAAGTGCGCTGCTGCAAAACGACTTCACCATAACGGAGCGGCGCTACCTCGGGTACGAGAACGACACCGGCTACCACCACTACGCCATCGATGTGGCGAAAGAATATGAGACCTAGGAGGCATAAAGCATGGCGACCATTGGCCTTGATCGGCTTTACTATGCACCCATCACGGAAGCGTCGGGCACGGGACACGAAACCTACGGCACGCCGGTCATGCTGGCGAAGGCCATTAGCGCGGAGTTGTCTGTAGAAGTGGCTGAAGCAACACTCTACGCAGACGACGGCGCCGTGGAGGTAGTCAAAGAATTTCAGACCGGCACCATTACACTCAATGTCGACAATATCGGGCGCAGTGTGGCCGCGCTCCTTACGGGTGCGGCCGTGGACTTAAACGGCGTACTGGTTTCCAGTGGCGAGGACGTAGGTACGCCTGTGGCCATCGGTTTTCGGGCCAAGAAGGCTAACGGAGCCTACCGCTACTTCTGGCTGTACCGGGTCAAGTTTGGGATTCCCTCCACCAATCTGGCCACCAAAGGCGACTCTATCACTTTTTCCACTCCCACCATCGAAGGCACGGTCACGCGTCGCAACAAAGCGGATACGCGCGGACGCCACCCATGGAAGGTTGAAGTCAACTCCGATGACGAGACTGTCCTGCCGGCCACGATCACCGGTTGGCACACCGTAGTCTACGAGCCGGATTTCACACCGTAAGGAGTGAGCAACATGGATAGTGAGAGAAGCGCGATTATCAATATTAGTGGTGTGGAACACCACTTAGTGCTGACGACCCGTGCTACGAAGGAGATTGCCAGGCGCTACGGAGGCTTAGAGAACCTCGGCGAAAAGCTGATGAAAACGGAGAACTTCGAACTGGCCCTAGATGAAGTCATTTGGCTCATAGCCCTCTTAGCGAATCAGACCATTCTCATCCACAATCTCAAGAACAAGCAGGGTGCAAAACCTCTCTTAACTACAGACGAGCTTGAGCTCTTGACCACCCCGAGTGAACTTGCGGCCTACCATAGCGCCATTACCGAGGCCATGCACAGGGGCACGAAACGTAACATCGCGAGTGAAGATGAGCCAAAAAACGTGCCGGCCGAGTAAGCGACGAGGAGTTGTTTACTCGGCTGCTTTACTACGGCACGGTGCACCTAAACCGCACGGAGGAAGAGACTTGGCTCTTGCCGATGGGGCTACTGCTCGACTTATGGGAATGCCACAAGCAGTACCACGGGTTGGCTAAGCCCAAGCGAGAACTCTTTATTGAAGATGCGATCCCGGAAGGGCTGTAACACCATGAAACGGAGGTGGTGAAGTGTCGGACTTTGGTTTGCGGATTGGCGTCGAGGGAGAAAAGGAATTTAAGAATGCCCTGCGCGACATAAACAGGTCCTTTAAAGTCTTAGGTAGCGAGATGGCGCTGGTCTCGGCTCAGTTTGACAAGAACGACAAGTCCGTACAGGCCTTAACAGCGCGTAAGGGAGTGCTCGGCCAAGAGATTGACGCGCAGAGCAAGAAGATAGAGACGCTTCGCTCAGCCCTTGCCAATGCCGCCACCTCTTTCGGCGAGAGCGACAGGCGCACACAGGAATGGCAGATTCAGCTCAACCGGGCGCAGGCGGAGCTAATTGGTATGGAGCGCGAGCTGGGTGACACCAACAAAGCGTTGGACAAGTCGGGACAGCAGCTCGATGGAACGGGAAAGCAAGCTGACCAGTTTGGCCATGAGCTGGACAAAACGGGTAAAGGAGCCGACGCAGCCGGGGCCAAGTTTAGCAAGCTCGGCGGGATTCTTAAAGGAGTCGGCGTGGCCATGGCCGGGGCTTTCGTGGCCGTTGGCGCGGCTGCGGTTGGTGCCGCGAAGCAGCTTAGCAATATGACGGTCGGCGCCTCGCAGTATGCCGACGAAATGCTGACCATGGCCACGGTTACGGGCATGAGTACGGACAGCCTGCAAGCTTACAAGTACACGGCCGGACTTGTGGATGTATCGCTGGAGACTCTCACCGGCAGTATGGCGAGAAACATAAAGTCCATGTCTGCGGCGCGCGGAGGCGCAGGGGCGGCAGCGGGGGCATACAAGAGGCTGGGGGTTTCCGTGACGGACGCGGAGGGCAATCTCCGCGATTCAGAAACGGTGTATTGGGAAGTCATAGACGCTCTAGGTGAAGTAACAAATGAGACTGAGCGCAACGCCCTGTCCATGCAAGTGTTCGGGCGAGCAGCCCAAGAGCTGAATCCGCTCATCGCAGAAGGCTCTGCCGGTATGGCCGAGCTGACGCAAGAAGCTCGCGAGATGGGTGCGGTGATGGGCAAGAGCTCACTAGAAGCCCTTGGCACTTTTAACGATGCCGTAGAGAGGTTGAAATCTGGCAGCGCTGCGGCTCGAAACGCCCTCGG